TTAAACATTACGACAAGAACTGGACTGATGAAAGTCGGTCCCGTTTTAGTCGTATTGGTACTCTACTGTGGGCTGATGTCCTTACTTCTGTTGACGAAACCGTCTACAGAGGTGAGATCATCCCCCAGCACGGGCCCGGTGCCACTGCAGACCGCAAAGTCGGAAACGACAAATGGCGGATCACTGAGTGGACCGAGCGGCTTGACAGTCAATTCCCTGTTGGGGAATTTGTACTGCCTAACCAGAGGTACTGGAAAGACCTCTCCGGAGTGCACATCCTCGAACCCGGCGCAGAGAGACCTGTTAGGGTCATCACTGTGCCTAAAACGCTCAAGACTCCAAGGATCATCGCCATCGAGCCTGTCTGCATGCAATACGTGCAGCAAGGTCTCTTGGGTGAGATCCAGCGGGCCGTCGAAGCGAATGACACCGCTCGACAGCTCATCGGATGGCAAAGCTCGGTGCCTAATCAGCACCTTGCTTGCATCGGCTCTCGGAATGAGGCCCTCGCAACCCTTGATCTTAGGGAAGCAAGCGACAGAGTCTCGAACCAGCACGTACGAGTCTTGCTACGTAACTTCGGCAGTCTTTTGGCTGCAGTCGACGCCGCAAGATCTCGGAAGGCTGCTGTGCTTGAGCTTAACCGAACTATAAGGTTAGCCAAGTTCGCGTCTATGGGTTCAGCGCTCACCTTTCCTATGGAAGCTATGGTGTTTTGCACCGTAGTCTTCATGGGTATAGAAAAGGCGCTCAATCGCCCGTTGACCAGAAAGGATATCAAATCTCTTACTGGTCAGGTACGAGTCTACGGAGACGATATCATTGTCCCTGTAGACTATGTGCATGCGGTTATCGAAGAACTAGAAACTTTTGGGTTCCTAGTCAACTCGAGCAAGTCTTTCTGGACTGGGAAGTTCAGAGAGTCTTGTGGGAAGGAGTACTATGACGGGTCCGACGTATCCATCGTCCGGATCCGGAGTATGCTCCCTTCTAGCCGCAAGCATGCCGAGGAGATTGTTAGCACGGTGTCTCTACGAAACCACCTTTATGAGGCGGGGTTGTGGAAAGCAGCGGGCTACTTGGACGATTTGTTGGAACGGATTATTCCGTTTCCGATGGTCGGCCCTGAATCTCCTGTGTTGGGCAGGCGCAGTTTCTTGGGATACGAAACCCAAAGAATCTGTCGTCACCTCCATCGCCCCCTTGTCAAGGGCATGGTTGTAACGCCGTCCATTCCAGCATCCGTGCTGGATGGCGTGCCTGCCTTACTCAAGGTGCTTAGTAAAACGTCCGGTTTGCCAAATCCGGATCCTAAGCATCTAGAGCGTGCTGGTCGTCCTCGCTCGACAGACATCAAAGCGAGGTGGTCAGTCCCCTACTAGTAGGGGGCTGGGGGTTTTAAAGTACCCCG